TAGGAACCATCGTGGCATTAGTCCCCGTGGTAGCAGGCATTGCGGATAAAACCGATATGAACCTGGCCTTCATGGCGGGGATCGTGGGGGGGGGGGGCTTCTTCTTGTCGGGATAGCAGGAATTAAGATGACCGGCGAGCTTGTTCGCCTGTTCAGGGGTCAAGCTACGGAGCTTTTCGTTGATGTCCATGATGCTTCCTCCTTGCTGTTAATAGCGCTTATTGGTCATGGTCAAGGCGCTTCGATCAAGCACCGTATAGTACGTTTCGTCGTCGTACTGGTCTGACGAGATAACATTGTAGCCGCGTATCAGGGCGAATTGGCTGTAACTGTCGTGCGAGCTGTGCGACTTCGCAAAGCCCAGCGCCTTGCGTGCCTGCGGATGGGACTTCACAAAGGCGTCGTAGTCCTGCCTGAGCTGAGTCTCGGAAATAACCCTCGCCTTGCTGTTCAGCACCGCACCAACGGTCTGCCCCGTGTGGTCGCCGTAGGCTTTGGAGCCGGACAGCGAGTTAGAGAAGTACAGACCGTCGCCGTGGATGCCCCTACCGACAAAGGTCAAGTCGCCATCTATAAGCATATCACAACAGTCGCTCGATGTAAAGGGGACACCATCAACTACGGTGTCATTTACTGTGCGGTATAGGACAGGCGAGTTCTGCGCCAGCCCATCGAACGTGTTTTGATCGACGACTTCCGGCTTGCCGTTCATGCCCATAGCGTAAAGCATACGCTGGAGGTGGAGGTCGCTCAGGAAAGACGGAATGTCGGTCTTGTTCACGTCAATCAGAAAATCGTGAAGCTCTTGGTCGCTCATGTTCGCAAGAGCCGCCTGTGTTACGCCGGTCGGAGGCTGTGTGCCGTTCAACGGGTCAGGCTGTAACTGCTGCGTCTGTATCGGCGGCGACACAGTGCGCTGAAAGTTTGCACCGCGTCCGCCCATTTACTTGCCCTTCTTTCCGCCAGAAACGCCCCGTGCGCCCTTTGCGGGCTTGAGCAGGGTAACACTCTTGCCCGTAGCGATAAAGCGTTCCTCGCCCATCTGGGGGCTGTTCTCGGCGGTCTTTCTGCCGCCCTTCTTCTCCGCCGTCTTGGAAGCCTTGCTCGTCTTGCTGGTAGCCATGTGAGGATCCTCCCTTACTCGGTAATAATTTCGATGTCTACCACGACACGCGGCAATGCGCCGCCCAATCGCGGGTATGCCGTCGTGCCGTCAAAGTGCGCGCCCGTAGCGCGGAATACTGTGCCGCGGGAAAGAATGATTTCGGCTTGCTTCGCGTTGCCCAGCACGCATTTCGTACCGCCCGGAGCTTTGATGTTTAGGTACACCTCGCGCCCGCCTGACTGCGCACCGCTGATGAACGGGTTCTTGGAGCGGTCAAAGGCGGTGGACACAAACTTTTTCTCCTTGTACTCCGCGCCCTTCACCGCCGCGTCAAGCTGCGCCGGGGTCATATTCTGGTAGTTCTGCACGCCCAGTGCCTCCAGAAAATCCTTGTGCGCCGCACGGAACAGCATCGTGTTTTTGCCCAAATCGTGCATAGCCGCGTCGAGACGCTGTGCAACATAGGTTTCTGTGGCGTCCAGCGTTTGCCCGTTCTCCAGCTTGTGGTTCATATTTTGGGACAGCGTAAAGCCGTTGGACTGCGCATCCTCACGGATGTACTGGTTGATTGCAAGCCTTGTGTTGATGTCATAGCGGTTCTGCGCCTGCGCCATGTCGTCCGCGTCCTGCTGTGTCATATGGACAAACGGCCCGGCATACACACGCGCCGCAGGGCCGCCGGTCGCCGCGGCGGTTTGTGCCTGTGCGCCGGTCTGCGCTTGTGGCGGTCTTGTGCTCACGATGCGCGAGCCTGATCCTCTACCTCCCATGCTGCTTCTGCGCCTCCTTCCTGCGTTTCTTGATAGCGTCCTGAAATGCCTGTATCTGTACGATGTTGCCGTAGCATTCATCCGGCACATCGCCGTAAAAGATAATCTTGGACGGCTTGAGCCTATCCATCATTTCCCGGTATCCGTCGATGAACAACTGTTTTTGCGCCGCCGCCATCTGCGTCCCAACGGCGGAAACAGCTACGCACCCGCCCACGGGTTCACCGTCAAAGCACCAGTCGTAGGAACGGTGGTCGCTCCAACTGATGGTCGGAATCACCAGCATTCCCTCGTACTGCCAGTACGCGCCAAGCCAGTGCTTGCGGTAATGGTTGTAGAGCTGAATAGCCACAGGAAAGTCGGTGTATGTTGAAAAGTCGGGAGTCATGACGGCGGGAAAGCGCTGCAACAGCGGCAAATAGGTGTCCGGCTGTGTCCACAAGCGCGTAAACTGGTAATCGTCGATAAAGAAGTGTACGCCGTGCCGTGACTGTTCTTCCTTCGCGGTTTTGGCGTAATTGAAGCTGATCCAGTTTTCTACGTCACAGTCCTCCGGGGCGATATACGGAATGCCTAAATCCGTTGTGCCCTGAAAAATGCCCTTGTTCAGGTTTTCGTAGTTCCGTTCGGCGCGATATTGCGGCATGGTATCCGCCCCCTTTCTGCGCACAATAAAGGACTCACACGGCGCTGCCCTTACGTCGTATGAGTCCTTGCAAACACCCCGAATAAGGGCCTCCGCATAGATGCGGGAAGGAGGCGAACCCGCCAGCGCCGGAAAGACCGAAACGTGCGCATTGCGGAAGCCGATGTCTGCCCATATAACATAACACACTTGACAGGAATTGTCGCGGGACAAAGCGGGACAACCTCCACGTCAGGTGCTCTTATCGTCCTTGAGATAGCGATAGCACATCTTGCGCGCCGTCTCGCCCCTTCCGCTGGCACCCCACAGGGAAAAAGCCGATTGCTCCCACGGCAGGCCGTTGACAAAGCGCAAGGTGAAAAGCTGCCGCAGAAGTGAATCCTCTATACCGTCGATGTACGCCTCCAACCGCTCACGCTCCAGCAGACAAAGGGTCTGCCGAGTGCTGATGGTCACGCGCATATTTGTGATGGCGTTGCGCTTGCGCAGAATATTGCTTTCAAGCTGTCCGATGCGCATAACCATGTTTTCGACCGGACTGCTTACGTTGTGCGCCTTGGGCATGTCCGACAGGGGAGGGGACGAACAGTCGCCAATAGCAGACCGTAATTCTGCCAGCAGTCTTTCATCCTCGGCGCAATCCGTTTCCAGCCGCTCAAGCTGCCGCTTATTCAGTTCCACCTCGCGGTTCAGGTGATACAGCTTCGACAGTTCTTTCACCGTCATACGCAACTCTCCTTTCGTGCCCTTTCCAAACGCACCCGCAGGGCGTTCAGGAGGCTCTCCTGCGTCTTTTCCTTGCCGGACAGGGCTTTCATCACGTCCTCATCCACACCGCCCTGCACAATCAAATGGTGGATGATTACGGGATACTCCTGCCCCTGCCGGTGGAGGCGCTTGTTGGCCTGTTGGTACAGCTCCAGACTCCACGTCAGCCCGAACCAAATCACATGATGCCCGCCCTGCTGGAGGTTCAGGCCGTAGGCGCAGGATGCGGGATGCGCCAGCAGAATATCAATCTTGCCAGCGTTCCAATCCGCTTCGTCCGCCGCGCCCTCATACACCCTCGCGTGTAGCTTCGTCTTTCCCAGCGCCTCCAGCAGCCGCGCCTTATCGTGCTGGAAATTATAGAACACAAGCGCCCGCTGCCCGTTTAGCTGTTCCACGGTTTCCATGAACGCCTCAATCTTGCAGTTATGCACCACGGTCGCATTGCCTGCCTCGTCGTATACCGCGCCATCGCACAACTGCAACAGCTTGTTGGTCAACACGCCCGCCGAATTTGCCGTGATGAGCGTTTCGGGGTCAACCTCCAGCAGCATATCCCGCTCCAGCCTGCTGTAAGCCGCCTGCGCTTTCTCATCCAGCTTCACGGGGATTTCTTCGCTGATGCAGTCAGGTAGGGTCAGATAGTCACTTGCTTTCATGCTGACGCATATATCACTCAGCAGACCATAAATGGCTTCCTGTGCCCCTTCGCGGGGCTTATAAGACCACACCGTCGCACCGTTGCGCTTATCCGGCAGAAAAAACATATCGCGGTACACCGACACCGTGCGCCCTAACCGCTTGCCGCCGTCCAGCAGATAGATTTGACTCCACAGGTCGGTTAGCCCATGCGGGGTAGGCGTACCGGTCAGCTCAATCATGCGGCGAATGCGAGGGCGCATGACTTTGAGCTTCTTAAAGCGTATCGCTTGATGGTTCTTAAAGCTCGACGATTCATCCAGCACTACGCAGTCAAATGGCCACGTCCTGTCCTTGTGGCGCGGGTCAGAATAATAGTCCACCAGCCACGCCACGTTATCTCGGTTGATGACGTACACATCCGCTTCCGCCGCCAGAGCAGCTTCTCGACGCGCCGCCGAACCGAGCACCACAGACACCCTCAAAGCGGACAGGTGATCCCATTTTGCGGTTTCATTGCTCCATGTCGCTTCTGCTACCTTCTTCGGCGCCACCACCAGCGCTCGCCGCAGGGCGAATCGGTGGTATTTCAGCTTGTAAATGGCGGTCAGGGTAATCACCGTCTTGCCGAGTCCCATGTCCAGAAACAGGGCAATGTTTGGCGTTTCGATGATCTTCTCCTCACAGTACCGCTGGTAATCATGAGGGACAAACTTCATGCCCCGCCGCCTCCTTCGCACCGACCGCAGTAGTCAATCACTTCCTGAACCTTCTCAGGAGAATCTACCGCAGAAAACACCTTAAAGCCCAGCTTCCGCAGCCCAGCCTGTACGAATAGCTGCCGCTGCCGTTCCACTTGTCCCGGACGTTTCAGCTCTACGAATACCGTTTCCGCACCGGGAAGCAGAATAATCCTATCGGGCACTCCTGTAAAACCGGGGGTCACAAATTTCAGACAGCGGGCCTTTGGAACGCGCGCCTTAATCCCGTCGCGCAGCATCCGCTCAACGCTTCTTTCCAACATCAGTTACTTGCCTCCCTCCCAAACCGTAAAATTCATACACTGGTAACTCTCGCGCGCCCGCGCGCGTATAGACGGGCACGATCAGGCGGAGAGGCGGTTCGCGCGCGCCCCTAACGCCCATATTTGTAAAGTCTATTAAGAAAGAATGTTCCAATGTTACCACTCACTTAAAAAGCCTTATTTTTCAAGGGTTTTGGGATTTTTTCTGGTAACATTCTTGGTAACATTCTATGGGAACAATCTTTTTTATGTTACCACTCACTGGTAACATTCAATTTTTACCAATTCGAGAATGTTCCCATAGAATGTTACCACTTTTCCGAGAATGTTCCCGCTTTTGGGGGGAGAATGTTACCATCATTTCTTGCTGAATCCGCGCTGTTTATCTCCGTAGGCTTTGCCAAACCGACCATGAATTGAATGCCAGCCGGGGAGCCGTTCCAGCACGGCGTTAATCTCCCGCGCATCCGATTTGCGCATATCGCTGATGGGCTTGCAGTACAGCTCGCACCACACCTCCGCCGCGCAAACCTTGTCCCTCTCCACCATCGTGTAGCTTTCTTCCCCGCCCTTCGCCAGTCCGCTCCAGAACGCCCGGCGCTGGTCGATGTCCCACTTCACCCAGTCGTCAGGGATGGGGCGCTCAATGAACTCCAGAATCAAACCTTCCTGCACGCTGGCTTCTCGGTGCTCCTCCTGCTTGTCCCGTGCCAGCGCTTCCACTTCGCCCGTCAGATACAGCGACTCGCCCATTTGCCAGCGCACCTTGGCTTCCGCCCACACCTGCCGGATTACGTCGTCCGTCAGGTCGTTAAACACGGTCTTGTCGTGCGGCACTATGCCCACGTCCACGGGCCAGAAGCGGCGGTTGCCGGTCGTGTCCTGCAAGAAGTCCACCTGATTGCAAGTGCCAAAGAAAACGCAGCAGCGGGGTAAATCCTTAACGTGACGGCCATAGGCGGCGCGGTAGCGGTCAGCGCGCAGGGAGAGGAACTGCTTGATGCACGTTACATCAGAACGCCTGAAAGCGTCCAGCTCGGCGATTTCCACCAGCCACACGCCCTGCAAAAGCTCAGACGCTTCTTTGCCCTCGAACGTTCTGATGGAGTCATTGAAAAAGCCGAGGCTCATCTTGTCCAGCAGCGTTGACTTGCCGATGCCCTGCGGGCCGCACAGAATCAGCATATTGTCGTACTTGCAGCCGGGAAGCATGGCACGAGCGACAGCCGCAACGAACGCCTTGCGGCACACAGTGCGGTTATACAGCGAATCCTCCGCGCCCAGATAGTCGATGAACAGCGTATCCAGCCGTGGTGTACCGTCCCATGTCAAGCCCTCGATGTAATCCTGCACTTCGTTGAAAGCATGGGTTGCGGCATGGATGTCCAGCGCAGCGTCGATATTCCCGCGTCCGGTTATGGCGTACTGCTTTTCCATGTACCAGTACAGGCCGTTTGAGTCTGTATCTGACCACATACGGCGGCGGTGCTCACCCTTTGCCACGTCCCACGGTAGCTTCTCCAGCACCTCACCGCGCCCAGCAAAACGGTTCAGTGCAAAGCGCCCTTTCAGCAGCGGGTCGTTCTCCAAAATGATTCGCACATTGTCAATGGAGCCCTTAATCCGGCCTGTCTGTGGTTCACGCTGGAGCTTGAGCATCCAGTTTCCGGGATCGTCGGCGTTATCCGCGCCCACGCCCTCAAAATCAGCTATGGCGCTGTCGTAGCGTTCCTGCATCAGCAGCACAGCCACGTCATCGAGGCTGTTGGCGTACTCCAGCATCCGCTTGTAAGATGGCAGACGATTCGCAGGTGTACTTGCGTCGCTCACGTCATCCGCGTCTCCGAACCTGTGTAGCCTCACCATATCGAAGCTGTTTACCAGCCTGCCGGAGCAGGGATCCGTAGCGTGATGGCTGAACAGAAACTTGCCGTTATCATACACGATGGCGCCGCCCGTGGTAGAGCCGCCCAGATAGGTATAGCGGTCTTTCTCATTGTCTACCGCTTCGTAGATGCCGGGCAGCAGCTCGTCAATAGCGCGGTAGATGTCGTAGGTACGGCAGAACGCGCCCACGATGCCGGGCTTTGCTTCGGGGTCGCCTTGCTTGACCGCCAGCTTTTGGTAGCTAAAACTGCCGGGAACCTGCGGCCACTCGCTGATGTCGTGCCAGTCCTTATAGCTTGCCAGCAAAGAATCAACCGACGCAAAAGGCTCGTCAGCCGTGCGGAATACAAACTCACTGTCCGAGCAGCAGGACGGCCAGTACATCAGGCGCGACACCTCAAAGGTCGTCGGGTCGGCCATACTGATGCCAATGTAATCCGCCATACGCCGGGCGCAGGGCTCGTATTCGTCCGGGGTCATGGTTCTGTCCGTAGGAATCAAAACACGCAGTCTGGGGGCGTTGGGCGCGTGCTTGCGGGTGCTGTAAACGCAGTAGTTGCATTTGAGGCCGTCCAGCGTTGCCAGCACCGCGTCTGTTTGCCAGCCGGGGACGTTATCAAAGTCCAGCGTGATTACGTCCCTGCCCGTTACGGCGTTCGCTTTGCGCCGTCCTCCGGCGAGAGCGCCAGCCACAAAGCCGCCCACATCCTTCAAATCGTCCTGCTGGGCTTTTTTCAGTTTGGTGTATTCGGACAGAGCTTCCACACCGCGGGCGGGCGTTTTCAGACGGTCATAGAGCTCAGAAACCGTCAGCGTTTGGCGCTGCCAGTTAATGTCCTTACGGCTCTTGCCCGCCGAAATGATAATTGGTCTGTCGTAGGTCATGGTGGTTCTTTCGCTCCCTTTCCCGCATTATCTGCAACGCCTCATGGCGGCTTTTTCCGTGGGGCTCGGCATCGTGCGGTTGCACACCGTTTCATAGCAGCCGTAGATAGCGTTCAGTTCTTTATCCTCTGCATCACGGCGTATCTTTGCTTTTTCTTCACCTGCCGCGCAGATGACCCGAAATTCTGCCGTGCTCATCCTGCCCGTGCGAACCAGCGCATTGTACAGCTCAGATACCTTGTAGGCGTCCACGTTGTGGGCGGCGCGGTCACGCTCGGTTAGGTGGTGCATAAACGCTTTGTACATGGAGCGATATTCAGCCGCTTCCTGCAAAAGCGCATTTTTCTCAGAATGGTATTTCGCGCGCCGTGCCTTGCGGCAGGTGTCCTCCATTGCATCCATGATGTTTTGGAGAAATGTCTCCTCACTGATAACTACGGTTCCGCACTTCTGACAACGGATTAGTTTCATTTACTTCACCTTTGCTTTGTGTCGATTGAAACGGGCCGTGTAGCCCCTTTTACCTCACCTTGCCGAGAGGACAGCGGTACTCATACAGCGCTTTGTGTCCATCCGCAAACTGAATCATCAATCGCTGAGGATGGGGATTATGCGCGTTGTTTTTCGCCAGATATTTTGCGTCAGTGATGATGCGCTCTGCGCCTGCTGGTAGCCGCAGATGAAATGCTTCGCACTCTCGGCACATGTCCTTGTCCGCATACGTCGTGCCGCACACTTCACACTTGTATACCTTGCTTTCAATCATGTGCGCTCCTCCTTTAACCGCGTCAGCTCCCACAACTCATAAGCGCGCTGATGCAGCAACTGCCATACGTCTGACAGTCCGTTACAGTATCCGATTTGCCGCCGTATCCTCTCTTCCAGCACCTTCAACGTCGCGTCGCGCATGATGCTCGGTGGATCTGTTTTCTCGATGCGGTCACGTTCAGCGGCGAGACTGGACAGTCCGGCGCGCGCTTTTTCCAGCATCTCGTCCAAACGAGAACACAGATACAACACTTCCTTCTCGCTGATGGCGGCGGCCTGCCGCGCTTGAGCAGGCTCGTACAAGAGGATCGACTTGTCGGGTTCCACCTCTATGCGGGTGCATTGGGACTCTGCGTCATACAGACACAAAAACGGTACACCACGCACCATATACCCTCTAAGGGTTTTATTCTTGATGTGCTTACAGTAAACATGCCGCTCCATGACAATAACCTCCACATGCTTCTATCATTTTCGGACGTTTATCCCCCTCCGCCGCCCCCGCCCCGC